CCACTATGGGGACTATTCGCGGTCTAGCCGACCCCGCAATTAAATTTGAAAGCGCAATGGCGGATGTTAAAAAGGTCGTAAACTTTGACACGCCAGCTCAATTTAAAGAGATGGGCGACGATATTCTTAAACTAACCCGCACAATCCCTATGGCTGGGGAAGAAATTGCCGCTATCGTTGCAGCTGGCGGTCAATCTGGCGTGGCGCGGGAAAATCTACTCGGATATGCTAAGGACGCGGCCACAATGGGGGTGGCGTTTGATATGGCGGCTGGTGATGCAGGTGAAGCGATGGCGACCATGGCTAACGTGCTAGGTAAACCAATTACAGAGATGGCTCAATTCGGGGATGTGATTAACCACCTATCAGATAATGCCAACGCGAAAGCGAAAGATATTGTAAATGTCATTACTCGGGTGGGTTCTGATACACGAATGCTTGGGCTTTCTGAAAAGCAATCCGCTGCGCTAGGATCTACCTTCCTTTCAATGGGTAAAGCACCTGAGCTTGCCGCGCAAGCAGTGAAAGGTATGTCGTCATCATTTTTACAACTTAAAGCTGGTGAGCATGCAAAAGAGTTAAAGCAGCTAGGATTTACGACAAAAAGCTTCGCCGCTGCGATGAATAAAGATGCGCAAGGTGCGATTTCTTCTTTCATTGAAAAAGTGAAACAGATGCCAAAAGATAAACAATATCCGCTTCTCGCCAAGATATTTGGGAAACAATATGCCGACGATGTATTGTTACTCGCGCAAAACACCGGGGAATACAACCGCCAGTTAGGGTTATTACAAGAAACCGATGAGCAAGGGAATTTAAAATATATCGGATCAATGCAGCGCGAGTTTGAAAACCGTAGTAATACAGCAGAAAACAAGCTCACCAAGCTAAAAAGCAGTATTTCGGAATTGGCCACCAAAATTGGATCAGCATTTTTGCCGGTGATTTCTTCATTTGTGGAAAATATCACACCAGTCATTTATAGCATCACAAAATGGGTGGAAACTAACCCGCAAATTATGGACTGGGTCTTGACGATTGGTGGCGGTATTGCGGCTGTTGTTGGCGGTTTATTAACGCTTCACTCAGCATTTTCTTTTGTGGCGGCTGGATTATTGCCGTTTATTAAAGCTGGGAAATTCCTGGGTGTCGTTCTAGGGAAATTTTTGTTTTCAGCAATCAGCAAACTGTCACTTGGTCTTGGTTATTTAATAGGCTACGTAATAAAAGGCGCGATGATGTTTGGAAAAGCGATCATGATTATGAGCCGCGCCTTACTTACCAATCCAATCGGGTTAATCATTACGGGGATTGCAGTTGCAGCGTATTTAATTTATGAAAATTGGGCTAAGGTTGGGCCATGGTTCTCTGAATTGTGGAGCAAGGTTTCCGGGGTATTTTCTAACGCCTGGAACGGTATCACAAATTTCTGCTCAACTGCCTGGACAAATATCAGCAATTTCTTCACATCCGGCATCGGAAATATCACATCGACCATTCTAAGCTGGTCGCCTTTGACTTTATTCCAGCAAGTCTTTTCTTCTGTGCTTTCCTGGTTCGGAATTGATGTGCCGGCGAAATTTATGGATTTTGGCCGAAATATGATAGACGGATTAGTGAACGGTATTAAAAACGCCTGGGAAGAAGCGAAAAAGATTGTTTCCGATTTAGGCGACGGCATTAAGGGGTGGTTTGCTGATAAGCTGGGTATTCATTCGCCAAGCCGAGTGTTTAAAGGCTATGGTGTGAATGTTGTAGAGGGGTTGGCGATTGGGATGGATAAATCAACATCCATCGCAGAAGCGGCGTCAGATAACCTTGCGGGGGCTGTGGGGTTAAATGGTGTGACCCATAACACAGGCGTTCTTGCAAATTATCAGCCACTCAATCGTGCGGACGTCATGCCACAAGCCGCTGGGGCTGCCAATAGTGTGGTGGTGAATTTTAACCCGACAATCAATGTCAATGGCGGTTCAAATAGTGACGGAAACGGCGTTTTAACCCAGGTTCAACAAGGCTTAAAGATGAGTTTAAACGAGTTTGAAATAATGTTGAAGCGCGTGTTAGACCAACAACAACGGAGAGCATATTAATGTATTTTATGTTAGGAAGTGTGGCGTTTGAGCCTGTTGATTTAACTGACTTCAACGAAACCCATGCAGCAGATTTCGCAGAGCATGCGGTCTTAAAAGGAAAACCCCGCTTGCAAGCTATGGGCGAGAAGCTCACAGAGCTTAATTTTGCTATTCGCTTACATCATACGCTTGGCGGTGTTGAGCGCCGCTACCAGGAATTGTTAGGGGCGAAATCAAAACAAGCCGCGCTGCCATTAATTATTGGTCGCGGGAAGTATAAGGGTAATTTTGTGATCACCGATATTTCATCTGTCACCTTGTTTACAGATAAGTTCGGGAACGCTCTATGCCGCGAGATGAATATTAACTTGCGGGAATTCGTAGGCGATATTGAAGAGAACCCTTTAGGCGCAGCATTAAATATTGGTGGCAACTCCTTGCTCGGATCTATTTTGCCGGCTGGTGCGGTAAAAGCGTTATCCCAGGTTAAAGAAACCGTGCAAAAAGGTGCGGAGTTATTTAACCAAGGCCGACAAATTATTGACAGCGTTAGAGATACCGTGGCAGTTGTTCGACAGCTATCTGATGACCCAGCGGCTGCGTTGGCATATTTACCTGGTATTTTAAA